GTAGCGGCTCAAAAAGCCATGACCCAGTTGGCGGTTGCACAAGATCGTTATGAGCAGGCTAAAGCTCAACAAGAGCAACAGTCCGCACAGGAAGCTGCGTATGCTCAACAATTAGCGCAGCAAAACCAAGCAAATTATGCTCAACAGCCCGTTCCACAAGCGCCCCCCACGGACCCGAAAGCCGTAGAATGGGCGTCTCGTAATGAATGGTTTGGGCAGGATGAGGCTATGACCTTTGCGGCCTTTGGTATCCACAAAAAAATGGTGGAAAGCGAAGGATTTGACCCGCAGAGTGAGGACTACTATAGTGAGCTTGATGAGCGGATACAGACAGAGTTTCCGCAAAAATTTAATGGGGCCAGTAAACGAACCGCCCAGACGGTCGCTGGAGTATCCCGTTCTTCTTCGTCAGGGCGCGGAAAGACAAAGGTTAGACTCACCCCTAGCCAAGTATCTATTGCTAAAAAATTGGGTGTGCCGCTTGAAGAATACGCGAAATACGTGAGGTAGTAGGAAATGACTAAAGAAGTAGAGACAGACCGCTTCGAAGGCATTGATCGTTCTCCTCGCGCAAAACAGAACCGGGCAGAAACGGCACAGCGTAGGCCGTGGGCACCCCCCACCATGTTGGATGCACCACCTGCACCAGACGGGTATAAACATCGTTGGATAAGAGCCGAAGTACGTGGTTTTGATGATCGTCAAAACATTTCAGCACGTCTTCGTGAAGGCTATGAATTTGTTCGAAAAGATGAATATCCCGAGTTTGAAGCTCCAGTTATGGAGTCAGGTCGTTATGAAGGTGTGTTTGGCGTTGGTGGATTAATTCTCGCGAGGATTCCACTGGAAACAGTGCAGGAGCGTACTGATTATTTTGCGGCTAAAAGCCAAGACTTGATGGACGCGGTTGACCACGACATGATGCGCGAGAATGCTCATTCAACCATGACGATTGATAAACCAAATCGTCAAACTCGTGTAACTTTTGGCGGTCCACGGAAATCGTGAACTGCTCCCTTTAGGAGTAAGAACCAATGGCTAATACTTATTCTGCGATGGGTCTACAACCCATTGCTAAATTAGGTCAGAGCACTAACTCCACGGGTATCACAGGCTACACGCCTTATGAAATTGCCAACGGCAACACTACTGCCATTTACCACGGCTCTCCAGTTATTCCCCTTTCTACGGGGTATATTTCACTGGTAGGCGCTGCGGCTGGTGGGTCGGTGAGCTTAGTCGGCGCTTTTGTAGGGTGTGAGTATGTATCTAGCACTACCTCGAAAACCGTTTGGTCAAATTATTGGCCCGGTTCCGGGGCGGACAGTAACTATCCTGTAAAGGCTTTTGTCGCTGACGATCCAAACCAGTTATTCGTAATTGGAACGGATGCGTCGTGGACAAATAAAGCCACAGCAAGAGCGGCTGTCTTTGCTAATGCAAACTTTAGCAGTGGTACCAGTGGGTCCACTAACACAGGTCGTTCCTCCGCAGCACTTGCAATCAGCACCATCGCCACTACCGCAGCCCTCCATTTGAGGATTATGGGTTGGGTAGAAGATGATTCTGATGCAGATTTTTCTGCGGCAGGAATCAAGGCCATCGTAAGGTTGAACAACAGCTTTAACTCCCCGGAAGGGAGTATTGCTGCTGGTACACCTTCGACAACGGGCGTTTAGGAGGGTTTGACATGGCTATTTCTCGCGCACAACTCGCGAAAGAGCTTGAACCCGGCCTTAATGCCTTGTTCGGGCTTGAATATGACCGGTATGACAAAGAACATACCGCAATCTACGAAGAAGAGTCTTCAGATCGTGCATTTGAAGAGGAAGTAATGCTTGCCGGTTTCGGAACGGCTCCGGTAAAAGGTGAAGGCAGTGCAATTTCATTCGATGACGCGCAGGAAACATATACTGCTCGTTATACGCATGACACCATTGCGCTTGCGTTCAGCATTACGGAAGAAGCGATCGAAGATAACCTGTATGATCGTTTGGCTTCTCGGTATACCCGCGCTTTAGCACGTTCAATGTCGCAAACGAAGCAGGTTAAAGCTGCTGCGGTGTTGAACAATGCTTTTGACACTTCTTATCCCATTGGGGATGGCGCGGCTCTTTGCTCGTCTTCACATCCGTCGCTTACCGGTAATCAGCGTAATGTGCTGTCTACCGCAGCGGATCTCAACGAAACCTCTCTTGAGCAGATGTTGATTGATATTGCCGGATTGACGGATGAGCGCGGATTGAAAGTTGCGGTTCGTGGAATGAAATTGCTCATTCCAAAGGAACTGCAATTTATATCCGAGCGGGTGCTTAACTCAACCCTACGTGCAGGAACGGCGGATAATGATATTAACGCCATGAAAGCAATGGGGATGTTACCCGAAGGGGCTTATGTCAATCACTTCTTGACTGATACGGATGCGTTTTTCATTAAAACGGATGCGCCAAACGGCTTTAAGCTGTTTCAGCGTACGCCGATCCGTACCGCGATGGAGGGTGATTTTGATACTGGAAACATGCGTTTTAAGGCACGGGAGCGTTACAGCTTTGGTGTTTCTGACTGGCGTGGTGTTTTTGGTACACCCGGAGCGTAATTTTTCGTTCTGAAGGAATGGAGGGGTGGCTTCTGTCGCCCCTCTGCTTTTCTGGGAAAATTAGCCCTAGCGACTGTCCCAGCAGACGCTTACCAAGACTCTAGGGCAAAACCTTTGGTAAGGGGGTAATAAAGTGGCGAAAACTACTTTTTCAGGTCCAGTTCGATCTTTGGCAGGCTTCATTAATGCGGGTTCCACGGGTGTTGTTAGCCTAACGGCGGATACGACGCTGACCGTTGCTTCTCACGCAGGAAGACTATTACTAACTAATGACGCCGATGGCAAATTCACGTTGCCTTCTATTGACGTTACAACTCCCGGCGATCCGACGGATCCCACTCAGCTCAACAACCTTGGCGCAACCTTCACTTTCTTAGTGATTACCGCAGCTACGGATATGGATATTTTGACCGATGGAACAGACAAGTTTGTCGGTGGACTTTATCTTGGTAAGAGTGATGCGGCGGGCAAGACCTTTATGTCTGGCGGATCTAATGATGTCATCACGATGAATGGTTCCACCAAGGGCGGTATTGTTGGCTCAGTGGTCACTTGTTACGCGGCGGCTAGTGCAAAATACGTTGTTAGTGGGACAGTGCTTGCTTCTGGCACGGTAGTTACTCCATTTGCTGACGCATAAAGGAGTATCAAATGGCAGATTCAGTAAATGCTTCGACCATTATTGATGGTCCTCGTAAAGCGGTGTTTTACCTTACTAATGTTAGTGATGGTACGGGTGAAGCGGCTGTTACGAAGATAGATGTAAGCGCTTTAAGCACCAGTGCAGACGGAGACGCTTGCACGGGTGTTCGCATTGAAAGTCTTTCTTTTTCTACTGTTGGAATGGGCGTCCAATTGCTTTGGGATGCTACAGCTAACCGTTTAGCCATTGAACTTCCCCCCAACTATAGTGACTCTTTTGATTTTTCCGAGTTTAGCGGTCTTCCAAACTATTCCGGCTCTGGAAAAAATGGGGATTTGTTATTAACCACAGTAGGGGCGGCAAGCGGCGAGACGTATACTTTAACAATTACCTGTATTAAAGAATATACGGCTTTGTAAAGGTTACCTGCGGAGCTTTTATGCGCATGCAAGACGAGGCCCCACCAATTCCTAAAAATCAGGAGGAGATGCGGATTCAGTTTTACCATTACGCCACACAGCAACATTACATATTAGATAAAGTAAACCAACTGGAACCGGACGTTAAAGATATAAAACGTACTTTGTTCCAGATAAAGTGGTTTCTGCTGGGCGGCGTAGTGATATTGCTGACGCAACAAACGGGGATCTGGACCGTTTTAGCGGCAATGCTTAAATGAATCATGGTCATGAAGTTCAATGAATCATATCTCGGGCTTGAAAAGGAGATATGCGACGAAATTCGTGATTGGTCGGCATATGCCTTAGAAGAGAAAAGCCCCGACTTTAATGGCTTTTCTCCGTGCCCCTATGCGAAAAACACATGGGAAGACCATAAAGTTTCTATTGTTTTTAAGTATTCCGCGTCTTACCAACCCCTTTACAATTTAATTTCTTTATTTGACGACACCTCGGATCTTGTCCTTTTGGTGGACTTGAAATACCCCGATTCAGATTATTTTCATACGCATCTGTTTGAGTTAAACGACGCTATCGCTGATGGAGACTTTGGTGATAAAGATCTTTGGCTAATGGGGTTTCACCCGGAAGACGAAGCAAATGAATTAATTGATGATGGTACGTTTGAACCTCATGTAGAAACCAGTTATGCCATGATTTTTATTCAACGGTTGGCTAAATTACATGAAGCATCGGAGAAACTAGCTAGTCTTGGATATTACGATAGGTATACTGGTAATTATGATATTTCTAGCATTCGAGAAAAAAGGTCCGAATTGTACGGGAGACTAAAAAATGGATGATAAATACATACCGCAACATAAACGCCTTGCTATGGGGATGGTCCCTGAACGTATACCACGATACGAACAGGAGCGACGGGCTCATGAAAAGGTGGACCAACTCACGGGCCTCTTAAAATTGCGAGGTGGTGGTGCGGTGAAAAAAACGGGGCCTAAAAAAGCCATGCGGGGTGGTGGTGCGGTAAATAAACACAGCATTAAACGTCTTAGAGGCGGGGGTGCAGTGAAAAAAACGGGCCTTAAAAAAGCCATGCGTGGTGGTGGGGCGGTAAATAAACACAGCATTAAACGTTTTAGAGGCGGTGGTGCGGTGAAAAAAACGGGCCTTAAAAAATAATGGCTACGTCTGGGTCTATCAATTTTGAACTCGATGTCAGTGAGTATATTGAGGAAGCCTTTGAACGGTGCGGTCTTGAAGTTCGTACAGGTTATGATCTAAAAACCGCGAAGCGTTCTATGAACTTGCTTCTAGCGGATTGGGCTAACCGTGGCTTAAACCAATGGACCATTAAGCAGACCTCCATAACCGTGGCGGCGGATATTACTGAATATCCTGCGGGCACCGTAACTATGACGGTGGGTTCTAGTTCAGGTTTTACTGTCGCTGAAACCATTACGGGAGGAACCAGTGGCGCTACGGCTTCCATTACCAATCTTCCCTCGGGTACTTCCATGGCGATCACCATTCCGACAGGAACTTTCACCAACGGTGAAACCCTTACCGGTGGGACAAGCGCAGCAACTACCACCCTTTCTGCTGCTGTTGATTTAACGAACGCACAGGGCACCATAGATATTTTATCGTTAGTGGTTAAACGAGGCGATAACAGTTATGCCGCCGCGCGTTTAAGTCGGGACGGATATATTACGATCCCAAATAAAACAGAAACAGGTCGTCCTTCCCAGTTTTTCTTAGATCGACAAGTAACGCCTAATTTAAAAATTTGGCCTGCTCCGGAAAACAGTACCGACATTCTCATTTTTGATCGTCTTTATCGAATAGACGATGTGGATGATTTTACAAATACGCTGGGTGTACCGTTTCGTTTTTATCCTGCTTTGGCCGCAGGACTTGCTTATTACATTGCGTTAAAACGAGCGCCCAATCGGATTCAAGTTTTGAAACCGTTATATGAGGAAGAGATGGAGAGGGCTATGGTAGAAGATCGTGACCGAGCCTCGTTTAATGTCGTGCCTAGCTTAGAGTATGCGAGATTTAACTGATGTCTCGTTTCGCTGTAGGAAAACATGCGCGGGGAATTTCAGATAGGTCTGGGGCTTCTTATTTACTTAGGCGTATGAAAAAGGAATGGACCGGAGCGCTTGTTGGCTATGACGAATGGGAACAAAAGCAACCCCAGCTAGACCCAAGGCATAAGGTAGTGGACCCACAGGCTTTGAAAAACCCGCGTCCCGATAGGGTCGAACCCATGGTGGTCTATGTGGATACGATTATTCCTGAAATAGCTAACTTTAAGCCCATCATGTCTGTGGGGCAGGTTGGCGCGGTGACGGTGGCGACATGAGCTTTACTTACTCCAGTCTAAAGACCGCTATACAGGATTACACCGAAAACACGGAAACGACGTTCGTGACGCATATGGACGACTTTATAAAGCTGGCCGAAGAACGGATCCTGAAAAACGTCCAATTAGAGCTTTTTCGTAAAAACGTAACGGGGACCATGTCTTCTTCGAATCAGTATTTAGCTGCCCCGAGCGATTTTTTGGCACCCTTTTCGTTATCTATCACAAGCAGTAGCGTCAAAAGCTTTCTTGAATACAAAGACGTAAATTTTGTGCAGTCTTTTAACCCAAACAGTTCCACAACGGGAACGCCTCGGTATTATGCAATGTTTGACATAACCAATTTTATTATTGGGCCGACGCCGGATAGTGGGTATACGACGGAAATGCACTATTTTTACCGCCCCGCGAGTTTGACGGCTGCGGGAGACAGTGGAACAACGTGGCTGAGTGAAAACGCCACGTTGGCTCTTTTATATGGGTGTTTAACCGAAGCCTACACCTATATGAAAGGGGAGCAGGATTTAATGGCCGAATATGAAAAGCGTTTTGGCGAAGCCATGGTAGCTCTTAAAATGTTTGGCGAAGCCAAGGAAGTTACACAAGATTACCGTGCTGGCATGGTTATTAGGCCGAAACAATGATGGACGCATTAAATATAGATCTTCCTTCCGATTATTCTGTAGA